ATTCAATTATTTATTTTTTCGTATTATTACTTACAACACGTCTTGATTTTAAAATAACATTTGCTGTTCTTGCATTAATTTTTTTACTTTATTTTATACAACTTAATAAATCATTTTATTCAAATGACGACAATTCTAATTCTAGAAATGATTTAGTTTCTGCTTCTCTAAAAAATGACTACAAAAATTATTGGATTACAATAGATTTTCCATTTAGAATTAGATTAATTGAATTTAATAAAAGCCACTTAGAGTTTATTAAAAAAATAGAACGGATACTATATATTATCATTTATGTATTAATTGTTTTAGGTGTAATCTCATATGGAGGTGAAATTAAAGATACTTTTAAAAATAAAAAAAATGTAACATGGCATGATGTTTTTCTCAACAATGAAATATGTAATATAAAAGATAGACTGCCTTTTATGCATTATCTTAAACTTGGTCTTGGTTTAAAAATTTAATTTAATATTAAATAATTTCTTTGATTTTTTACCCCTTTTTTTAGATTTTACTCTTGTTTTTCTTATCTTACTTTTTTTCATGTTGATCTCATCTTTTGCATCTAACGGTCTATATCTTAAAAACCATTCGTCATATTCTGGTGTTCCTTTTTTATTTTTTAATTCTGCAAATTTATTTGTCTTTTCTGCTCGCATCTCTTCTACTGTTTCCTGATGACCTATACAATTTATGCTAAATCTTTTGAGCAACCCTTTTTGTTCCAATCTATTCTTTTCTTGCACTTCAAATAAATATTTTGACATGCATAAAATACGATCCTTATCATAATATGGCCTATTTGCATATAAAAATGCCAAATAAAAACTCAACATTGTATCTATGGTTGCCACCTTTATTTCATATCCTTGTTGTTTTATTATGTTATAACTATGGCACGCCAATGGTTCGTAAATAAATGCTACTACATCCTTCCCTACACGAATTTCATAATGTGGTGCTATTATTTCACCTACATTGGGGCGTTTAAGTATTTTCACATCTTTCACATCTATATCATGCAATCTTTCTTTTACTATTTGTGACACAATAAGAGGATCTTCAGCTAACACATCAAAATCTGGTATTTTCTCTAATTGTTTTCTTAAATGTCTTGGCATGTATTGGGAATATAAGGATACAGCATATCCGCCAAAAAAGACAACACCTTGATCCATTAGGGTTGATTTTACTGTTTCATATATTTGCTCAGATTTAGTTTCTTCTATTTGACTATCAATTGCTTTTATTGGAGTTAATGTGGATAGTTTTCTCTGAAAATCAATATGTGAGCATTGATGTGCTGTTAATGGATAATTGCGATTTAAAAGTGTTAAACGCTTAAGTACTTTTTCCCAACGAGACACATCTCCATCTGGTCTGGATAGTTCTAAATACATTCCCATTCTTAATAAATTAGGAGGTGCATACAATATTCCTGCTACTTTTATTGCTTCTTTTTTAATTGCATTAAACAGTTCTTTAGGTATATAGGAAATATCGGCTACCGGAATAAAATTAACATATACTTTATATGTGCCATGATGTTGTCCAGATTTGGCTTCTACTTCAACAAAACCTTCTTTAATATAAATATCTACTAATTCTTTTGCATTTGTTAGTGCATTCCAGCTATAAAAATCATAGTCAGGAATTTCTACATCTTTATTATAAAACTGATCTTGTTTTGGAAGAATATTATTAATTGCTGTGCCACCATAACAAATCAATTGTTTTTGCCTTAAAAAGTTTTCAACAATTCCAATTATGCGTTTAATTTCGGGAGAATTTGCAATAATTTTACCCTGTTTTTCTTCCGCAGTGTCCACTGCTTGTCTTAATATTGCCAATTCACAATCTTCAAAATTTAGGTTTTTGCATATATCATTTTTCATTATATTAATTATATAATATAATCAAATATTATTTTGTTTATTTAGAAACCGTTGTTGTATTTGTTGTATTTGTTGCATTTGTTGCATTTGTTGCATTTGTTGCATTTGTTGCATTTGGTGTATCTGTATCTGTATTTGTATTTAAAAATAATCGCCTTCTTGGACCAAAATTTGGGGTTTTTAACCAATCTTCTCGGGATTTATTTACATTGTATAAAAAATTACCCATCGTTATGTTATATTGTATTATTAAAGTATTTTAAGTAGTTTTTTTAAAATATTATATTTCATCCATTTATACTTCATATTCATCTAAAAACATTGGATTTGTTACAATTATTGGTTCTTCTTCTTTTTCACTTTTTTTTTCCTTTTTAACTTCGGTATTTAAATAATAATAAGTTGTTAAAACTGACATAAAAACATCTGTAACCATTTCCGTCAAAAATAAATCTACTTGTGCTAACAATAAATTCATATATACATACCAGTCTACCCAATTATAAATAGTTATCACATTTGTTACTTCATATGCAAAGTTTCTTATTTGTATTGGCTTTAATATGTTAATATCTTGCACACTATTTATTAGCCATGGTTTTAGTATATTATTGATACTAGTTCTCATTAAACTATTTATAAAACAATATAGTACAGCAAGGAAATATTTTCCTCCTGTATTGATCTGTATGCCTATTATTATAAAATTATCATGTGGACCAAATCTGTAATAATTTGTCCCTATTTCATTCATATGATTATATAAACTACCTATGGTAATCATTATTATTGTCATCCAAATAATTACTGCTCGGCTTACTAACTTTTCTATTAGCATTATTTTAATCTATATTTATGCATAAAATATATTTAAGTTATTTAAGTTATTTATACTTAAAGATAATTTATTATATTTATATTTACACAATTTTTATATTTAAATCTCAAATTGGTAAAAATCCGACTTCACTTCGCGCGTAGCGAAAGACACATTTGGATCTTGTGCTGGGGGATCTGGAATAGTTACTGGAATATATCGTAATTTCTCCGGTTTTAAAACAAATGCATGTCCCTCATCATTAAAAAACATATCATTCTCTTCCAAATTAGTATCTACTGTCTGATATCGCATTGCTAATAATTGGACACCATATGTTCTCATTGTGATTGAACTTGGATTATCTGGATTTGATCCCTTATCAGGCATTCCTATTGTCATTGCCAGTTTGTTATATTCTATTAATTCCACCATATCTGGAGCATTTATTATATCATAATAATGTAAGGCACGCATAAATGTTGAATTACTTGTCATATTAACATATTCATAAAATGCTTCTGACTCCATAAATGATAAATTACTCCTATCTACAACAATTGACACCTTTCCTGCCAATTTTGGCAATTCTACTGAACCAAAATTCTTACCTTGATATTCAAAACTATATTCTTTCCCCATTAACATCTCATTATGGCTTTCCAATAATTTCGCAAAATTATCATACATTTTTTGATTTGAACTCTTTATACGAAGATGTAAAATAATTGGATCAAATGGATTTGGAGCTGTTGAACTTGCAAACGCATAGTCTCTTATTATATTTAGCACATCACTAAATGGTACAGAATTAAATGTTTCCTTTATACAATAATTATCTGATGTTGATGTCGCTACAACCGGTTGATCATCTATTGAATATACTTCAAAATCTAAACCTCTTACACCTTGCTTAATTAAATCTTTCAAAACACATGTATTTACATATCCATTTTTATAATTACCTCCTGAACAAGAATTGTAAGCTGATTTAATATAATAATCTCTCAATGAATATTGATAGTTCTCATTATTTGTATCAATTGACTTTATTTTTCCATTTAATGTTCCAAATAGATTATCCATAGTTTTACAATCTCTTACTTTCATCCCATCTGAAAATAATGATCCTGAATAATAAAAATAAACCATTAATGATATTAATATTATAAATATTGTTACAATTGAAAATGCCTTTAATGCTGTCGCCTCTTGCATATTTTTTAATGAATTTAATCCTTCTTCTATTGCTTTTGTTGCACCTGTTTCAGACATATATTTATATTAATATAATATTTTTACTTTTTACTTTTTACATTTTTACTTTTTTTACATTTTTACATTTTTACTTGTTTTAAATATATACTCAAATAAAGAATTAAAAAATAATAACAATATATACTAATTATGGCCGGTGGTTTAATGCAATTAGTGTCCCAAGGACAACAAAATATTATCTTAAATGGTAACCCTTCAAAAACATTTTTTAAATGCACCTTTGCACAATACACAAATTTTGGCTTACAAAAATTCAGAGTTGATTTTGAAGGATCTAAAACATTACGGCTTTCTGAAGAATCTACTTATACATTTAAAATTCCAAGATATGCTGATCTATTAATGGATTGCTATCTTTCTGTTGCTCTTCCTAATATTTGGAGCCCTATTTTGCCTCCACAAGATCCTAATAATGATACCATTTCTCAAAATACTAATAGTGAAAATTGGGTCCCTTATGAATTCAGATGGATACAAAATTTAGGGGCAAAAATGATTTCTAAAATTACCATTACATGTGGTAATTACACACTTCAAGAATATTCTGGTGACTATTTGTTAGCATCTGTTCAGCGCGATTTTACAACCGATAAGAAAAAATTATTTGATGAAATGATTGGCAACATTCCTGAACTTAATGATCCCGCTAATGCCGGTTCTCGTGTTAACTCTTATCCAAATGCTTATTATAGTCCCGCGTTGGCTGGTCCTGAGCCATCTATTAGAGGCCGCATTTTGTATATTCCGTTGAATAATTGGTTTGGACTTAAAACCCAAATGGCATTCCCTCTAACATCCCTTCAATACAATGAATTACATATTAATGTTACATTAAGACCAATTAATCAACTATTTCAAATTCGTGATGTATTTGATTCTGTTTTTAATTTTCCATATGTAGCTCCTAATTTTAATGCTTGGTATATGCAATTTTATCGTTTTTTACAGCCACCACCTGATATCACTATTGGTATAAACTCTTATTCCGATCAAAGAACATTATGGAATGCTGACGTCCATTTAAATTGCACTTATTGTTTTTTATCTAATGAAGAAGAACGAGTTTTTGCATTAGAAGAACAAAAATATTTAATTAAACAAGTTCATGAGCAAATATTTTATAATGTCACCGGACCTAACAAAGTTGAACTTGATTCACTTGGAATGGTTTCTAATTGGTTATTTTATTTCCAACGCAGTGATATTAATTTACGCAACGAATGGTCTAATTATACTAATTGGCCTTACAATTATATGCCACAAGATGTAATACCAGCTCCATCAACTGGCGATTATTTAATTTATAGAACAGACTCAGCTGGCAATTTAGTTCCTGTAAATATTGGTCCTGGAGTAAATCCCAATGGCAACTTAACTGGTCTATTGATTACTCCTACTTATACACCTGAAAATGACAAATATATTTTGGTTGTTTTGGGTATTTTGTTAGATGGGTCTTATCGCGAGAACATGCAACCCGCAGGTGTTTATAACTACATTGAAAAATATACTAGAACTACTGGGAATGCTCCACCTGGCCTTTATTGTTATAATTTTTCTTTAAATTCAAATAATTCTGATTTGCAACCATCTGGCGCAATTAATATGAGTCGTTTCAATCAAATTGAGTTAGAATTTACTACGATTATTCCACCTCTAGATCCATTAGCACAAAGTTTAACAATTTGTGATCCTACAACAGGTGATATTATTGGTGTTAACAAGCCCACTTGGCGTATTTATGATTATAACTTTAATATGACATTGTTTGAGGAGCGTATCAATCAAGTGATCTTTATTGGTGGCAACTGCGGTTTGGCTTATGCAACATAAAGCAAAAACAAATAAAAAAGAAATATTTATTATATATTTACTATATTTATATACTACATATCTAAACTACTAACTACTTAAACATTATTTTTCAGCTTCTTTTTTTCTTCATTTAAAGCCTTTTTTGCTTCTTTCAAGGAAATACTTAGTGATTTTTTAATATCAGCTAAAGCCTTTTTTTCTGCTTCTTTTTCTTGTTTTTTCTGCTCCACTAAAGCTAATTTTTGTTGTTCTGCCTCTAATTCTGCACCTAATTTGATCCCTGTAAATTTTGAACATCCTGTTGAATGTCTTAAAGTAGGGATTTTCTTCTTTAACCAGTCAAATCCGACAGCTTTTTCCGACATAATATACATATCTCCGTCGTTTAAAATTAATTCAAATGCCTCTCCAACTGGCTCGGAATTTTGATACCATTTGAAATAAATTGGCATTGTTTCCCCCATTCTAACAGCGAAAACTTTTCGTCGTTCACCATCCCCATGAAATCCAATGCCACATTGAGAAATATCGTAATAATAATTTGCCTCACCGTTCAATAACATATCTTCCGTCCATTCGGAAATTACCTGTCTAATTCTAGACATTCTTGGAATATGTTTCCAAGCGACTACCCTACCTTTACCGTCTTCATAATTTGGCTCTTGATCTTCATCTGCAAAACAAAGATTCCATCTTGCGACTTTATTAACGACTTTTCCTCTCATTAATGCCTTTTTATCCATTGTTAATGCGTCATTTTCAGCTATTAATCCATCTGTTGTTTCTTCACCTAAAATAAACTGAGCTCCTTTTCTAATTACCAAAACTTTTGCCTCTGAAAATGTCTGATCAAATCCAACATTTAAATCAACTAATTCTGTTATTAAACCATAACTTGTTAGTTTTTGTTGAATTTGTATTAACTTTTCAACAGAATAGCCATTTTCATGTAAAGTCCCAATTTTCTGCATTTTTGCGTGATTTTCAGCCACATCACCAAATGTAATTGTATAAACTTTCTTTAATTCAGAAGACATTTTACTTATATTTTAATGGTTCGTCTCAACCATCATTTAATATTTCAATTTTTTTGAGACCAAGTATCGTGACAAATTACAATACTCTCTGCAACATTTTGACACCATAATTCGCGACACTTCTCAGAAACCGATTGTGAGCATAATGGTGTCAAAATAGTGAAATCTTATAGTTTTTTACCTAGATTTTCAGTAACAAAAGAGGCGGAAATGGTAATTCCTAAAAAATGTCCAACTCCTAGCTTTCTACACTTTTTCACCCAAATTTGAAATTTTTTTTTCGATTTTGGACATTTTTAAAAATGTCCATTTTTGAAAACCAAAAAGTTGCTTTGAAAAAGGGGGTCTCAAAAAAGTGGTTTGTGATCATAATGCTCTAAAATTGATTTTTTATCCAAAAATTTTGTTACGATAATTTTTAATTTTTTTCCAAAAAAAAGGGTTTAGGGGTTTTTCTCTTGTATCATATATATGGATACAAAAGATACAAAAAGTTGCTCAAAAGTTGCTCAAAATTATGAATGTAAAAGTTGTTACTATATTACAAGTAAGAAAAGTAGTTTTGATAAACACCTATTGACATCAAAACATGCAATTATCAGTCAAAAGATACAAAAAACTGCCGAAAAACTCCCAAAAGTTGCTCAAGATTTATATAAATGTTCTTGCGATAAGATATTTAAATATCATTCAGGACTATGGAGACATAAAAAAATATGTTCTAATAACAAACAAGACGATAAAGGATGTGTGGTTGAACTAAAAACCTCAGATACTTCTGACAAAGAAATTATTAAAATGCTTATTCATGAAAATACTGAATTCAAAAATTTAATTTTAGAACTTGTTAAAAAGGATAATATGAATATTACTAATAATGCTAATAATAATACTAATAATTCACACAATAAAACATTCAATTTACAGTTCTTTTTAAACGAAGAATGCAAAGATGCGCTTAATATCAGTGAATTTGTTAGTTCAATTAAAGTTGAATTAGAAGATTTGGAAGCTACTGGAAGATTAGGTTATGTAGAGGGTGTTTCTAGGATAATGAATAAAAATCTAAAAGAACTGGATGTTAACAAAAGACCTATTCATTGTTCAGATATAAAAAGGGAAGTATTATATATTAAAAATGATGATCAATGGATGAAAGAGGAAGAAAACAAACCTATATTAAAGAAGGCAATAAAACAAGTTGCATTTGAAAATATCAAGTTGATCAATGAATGGAGAAATAAATATCCTGGTTGCATGGAATCAGATTCAAGAAAGAATGATCTATATTTAAAGATTGTTGGAAATGCAATGTCTGGACTAACAACAGAAGAGCAACTAAGCAACATTGACAAGATTATTAGTAGAGTAGCAAAAGAAGCTGTAATAAATAGAACATGAATAATAATATATATTGTAAAACAACTTAAAGACCGAAATATTGGCAACCAAATTGTCAGCATAATGGTCTCAAAATATCAAGATCTTATAAGTTTTTGTCTAGGTAATCAGTCACAAAAGAGGCGGAAATGGTAATTCCTAAGAAATGTCCAAAAGTCTAGACTCCTACACTTTTTCACTCAAATTTGAAATTTTTTTTTGGGTTTTGGACATTTTTTTTATGTCCAAAAAAAAATCGCCGAAAACAGACTTGAAAAAGGGGGTATGAAAAATGGATTGTGAGCATAATGCTTTAAATTTATTTTTTAAACGAAAAAAAAATGTTACGATAAATTTTTTTTTGCCGATTTTTGCCCTTTTTTGTCTGTTGCTTATATATATGGATTTAGCAACATTTTCGCAACAAAAAATCGCCGGTTTTTTCAGTTGTCATCTTTGTGACTATAAATGCTCTAAAAATAGCGAATGGGGACGACATATTTCCACAGCAAAACACCAAAAAAGGCAAAAGGAGACAGTTTTAGCAACAAAAACGCCGGAAAATGCGCTATTTTGCGAAACATGCAATAAAGAATATAAAGATCGTTCTGGATTATGGAGACATAAAAAAAATTGTGCAAAAAAAATGCCAGACGATAAAAAAATCGCCCCAAAAATTGAAGGATCAGATACTTCTGACAAAGAAATTATTAAAATGCTTATTCATGAAAATACTGAATTCAAAAATTTGATTTTAGAACTAATTAAAAAGGATAATCTAAATATTACAAATAACAATACAAATAATAATACTAACAATTCACATAATAAGACATTCAATTTACAATTTTTTCTTAACGAAGAGTGTAAGGATGCATTAAATATTAGTGAATTTGTTAGTTCAATTAAGTTAGAACTTGAGGATTTAGAAACAACCGGACGACTAGGTTATGTAGAGGGTGTTTCTAGGATAATGAATAAAAACCTGAAGGAGCTTGATGTAAGTAAAAGACCAATTCATTGTTCAGATCTTAAAAGAGAAGTAGTCTACATAAAAAACGATGATCAATGGACAAAAGAGGAAGAAACTAAGCCTATATTGAAGAAGGCAATAAAACAAGTAGCATTCGAAAACATCAAATTAATCAATGAATGGCGAAATAAATATCCAGGCTGCATGGATTCAGAGTCAAGAAAAAATGATTTATATTTAAAAATAGTAGGCAACGCAATGTCGGGACTAACAACAGAAGAACAAATAAGCAATATAAATAAAATTGTTAGTAAGGTAGCCAAAGAAGCAGTAATTGATAAATTAAGTCTAACAGATAAATAATATATATTATTTTGGCATCCCCATTCTATAAGTAAACGGAAAGTTAAAAATAATATATATTTCAAAGATCTGCATTTGATGCAGTTGGTCCCATATCATAAAACAATCCTGTTGCAGATCGTGTTACCGGATACACTGGTATTGATCTGTATTCTTCTGGCTCTGGTGAATACTGATATACTAGCTTTCTATCTGCCAATTCAAGACCATAATTAAACGCCTTTGTCCATCTATCATATCCTTCATATGGTCTTACAATTTCTTCTTTCTTTGAACCAGGCTTTGCATATGCTGCTCTTGATCCAATATCCGATGTTAAAGTTGAATATTGTGGTGTCTGCCCCCATGTTAATTTACCAGCATCATTTAATGGTTTTACTTCTGTAGTTGTTAAATATTTCGGTGGCGCAGTAATTGGAGGTTGACACCCTTGACAATCCACATCAGAAGTACATTGCTGCCTTGTAATAGCACACTGCGCTTTAGGTCCACAAAAATTGGAACAACTATATTTGTTATTTACTACATCTACATTATGACTATTTTTAGGACTATTACTATCATATATTAGTAACGCATTTGGATCAAACCCTTCCTTTAAGTTGTAATTTATATTATATAAAATAAATATAATTAATACAACTATTATTATACATTTTATAATTCTTGAAAACTTCATATATATAAAGTAATAATTTATTTTATATATATTTTACACTGTTACTAACTTTATACTATTCTTAGTCGTGTTTTTTAAACTCTTACAAAAGTTGTACAATCAGGCAATTCTTTCAGTGTAGATGCACCAACATAAGTGCAAGTGCTCCTTAAACCACCTAAAAAATCCTTGATTGTTTTCTCAATCGGACCCTTATATGGAACCTTAATTACAGCACCCTCAGATGAACGATAATCTTCCATTTTGCCAAAATACTTTTCCATTGCATGACTTGAACTCATGCCATAAAATAACTTGTATTTTTGACCATTCTCTTCTATAACTTCACCCGGATTTTCATCATGTCCTGAAAAAACACCGCCTAACATAACAAAATGTGCACCAGCACCAAATGCCTTACTCATATCCCCAGGATATTTTATCCCACCATCAGAAGCAATAAATGCATTTATTTTTTTACAAGTTTCTGCGCATTCAATTACTGTTTGCAATTGAGGTCGTCCCACACCGGTCTGACGTCTAGTAAGACAAGCGCTACCAGAACCAATTCCAACTTTAACAATATCTACACCACTTTCTAGTGCTAATCTTTGAACCATAGATCCGGTAACCACATTGCCTGCCATAATTATTTTATCTGGAAATAATATTCTAACCGTTTTACAGAAATTCACAAAGGTTTGCATGTAGCCGTTTGCGACATCAATACAAATCCAACGACACTTGGTGTATTCCACAATATCTATTAAATTTTTCATATTTTCATCGCTAATTCCGGTGCTCACCATAAAATATTCGGGGTCCAAACGAATATTAGTGGCTTTATAGTCACTTAGAGTATAAAATTTATTTAGCGCAGTAATCATTTTATATTTTTGTAAAACGGCACAAACTTCAAAAGTTCCTGTAGTATCCATATTAGCAGCAATGATAGGAATGCCTGTCCATGACACAAATTTGTTAGAATATGAATTGCAAAAATGGAATTCCCTTTCTAAGCTAACTTGGCTTCGAGAATACATATCACTAGGCTGAGGCAAAATAAGAACATCATTAAAATCTAACTCTTTTTTTAAAAAATCCATTCAGTAAATTATGAATTTATTATATATTATAGTAATAGTTTGTATTTATATTATTTATTTCATAAAATTTAATATATATTTATTATAAAATGTCTGAAACAGAAACTACCACAATTGATGAAAAAAAAGCAGAAGATAGTGGAGCAACAACTGATAAAGCAGATTGGAAATCATTTTCTAAAGTTTTTAGTAGTACATTAGTAACAGGTATATTTTTTGGTGTTGTTGTAATAGGATCTATGGGTCTATTTCTTGCAAAAGTTGCAAATGCAAACATATTACCAACTGATTGTAAAATACAACCATATCCATCAGATAAGGAAATGGAAAATTTAATTAAAGCAAGAGAAGTAGCAACAAATATTATTTACATGAACCCTATAAAAATTTTGCCATTTTTTGGATTAGGATTTTGGGAAAATTTGAAAAGTGACAGTTATTTCATTCAAGAAGCTAATTTTGTTAATACAAAAGCGGAACTAAATTTTATGGATGAATTTAATAATTCTTGGCTTTGTAGTCTTAAAAATAAAGCGTATCCACCCAAAAAAGATGTAGAAGTATCAGAACTTTTACCTGAAATTAATGCAGAAAAATCATCAGGCTTATTAAAACCAGATATTGACAAATTACCACAAAATAGTCCATTTTGGGCATATGAATTTAAAACATTAAAAGCAATGACTTGCAAATCTTTTAGTATTATTAATAAAATATTCTTTTACATGAATTACTTACCTGAATGGGGTTGTATGTTGTTTTTTGCACTATTCTTTTCAATAATACTAGTAGCAATATATTTTATCAATGGTGCATATGGTGCTTGGGCCCACTTTTCAAATTTTGGAGAATTAATAAAAAATCTATATGATCCCAAAGAATTTAATAAGGGACTAAATGGTATAGTAAATGATAAATTGGAATGGTATCAAACATGGATAACTTATCCTCTTTATATTTTTGTCTATTTTATAGGTGCATTATGGTCAACTTTATTAATAAGTCCTGCATTAGTTACCTTTTATGCATTGTTTAAATCATTAGGTGCAGAATATGTCGTAAGAGATAAAAATTATAAAGGTGATCCTAAAGATGCACCAAAACAAAATATTTTTTCATTTATAAAGAGTGCATTATATTACAAAAAGACATTTATAATAATACTAGTCATGCTTAATCTAATGGGAACAACAAACCAATATTTAGGAACATCTTACTTGTCTGGGGTAATTATAGCGATTATAATACTTATTTTTGGATTAAAAATTTTGGAGATAGGTATCCCTGAAGAATTATTTCCAGTAATAAATTCAAATTTTCCTCCTTTATCTCTAGCAAAAGTAGATCTTGAAACAGAAAATAAGGTAGATATATGCAAAGAAGAAGAAGAAGTAACAAAAACCATTAGCAAAGAAGAAGAAGTAAAAACTACTACAGGATTTATAGGCCCTAACATTTTTGATTTCAACAAGGTTGGTTTTAAAGGTGGAGCAAAAAGTGTTAGAACTCATGAAGTCCCTACAAAATCTAAACCAAAAACAAAAATTTATAATTTAAAACTAATTTAAACAATTTAAAATTAGTTATTAATCAACTAACAATATAAATATAAAACATAAAATATAAAATATAGTCATGGAAAATATTAAAACTAAACCATTTGTTAGTATATGTACTCCAACATTTAATCGTAGACCATTTATTCCATATATGATTAAATGTTTTGAACAACAAACATATCCAAAAGATAGAATTGAATGGATTATAATTGATGATGGAACAGATCCCATAAAAGATCTTGTTGCAAATATACCTCAAGTAAAATATTACTATTATCAAGAAAAAATGTTGTTAGGTAAAAAACGAAATCTCATGCATAAAAAATGTTCAGGAGATATTATTATTTATATGGATGATGATGATTATTATCCACCTGAACGCATTTCACATGCAGTAAAAACATTATTAGATAATCCAACATTTTTAATTGCAGGATGCAGTGAAATGTATGTATATTTTGATAGTAAACAAAAAATGTATAGATGTGGACCATATAAAGAATATCATTCAACTGCAGCAACATTTGCGTTCAGAAAGGAATTACTAAAAGAGACCAGCTATAATAATGAAAATGCTCTAGCCGAAGAGAGACATTTTCTGAAAAACTATACAATTCCGCTAAAACAACTGGATAGTTTAAAATCTATTATTGTTTTTTCACACAAACATAATTCATTAAATAAAGAAAAACTGTTAGATAATTTAGAACTAACAAAAACAGTTGAAACTGACCTAAAAATAGATGATTATTTTATAGATCCAATTTTGAAGCAATTTTATACAGTGGATATGAATGTTTTGTTAGAAACATATGAACCTGGCAAACCCGAATATAAGCCAAAACTGATGGAACAAATGAAACTGATGGAAGATGAGAGAAATAAAAGAATTGAAGAGCATAATAAAATGATGGAATTGAGGGCAAGTTTACAGCAGAAAAGTGCAATTATGTCAACTGCATCAGCTGAAACAGTTAAACAGCATTATGAAAAATTGTTAGCTGATAAAACATATTTAATAAATGAACTACTTAAAAAGGTAAAGAATTTATCCTTAGAATTAGAGGAATATAAGAAACAAAATCCCAATAAATAGTTTAGATAATATTATTTAATTTATAAAAAATTGAATTAAATAATATGACAGATATAAACAATATAACTAACAATATTAAATGGATTCAATCACTTTATCTAAACTATCTAAATTAGAACTTTTAGCAAAATGTGCTGAATTAAAAATTACAAAATGTAAGACGAAATCTAAATCAGAATTAATAGATTTAATAAATTCAAAAGTAGCAATAGAATTTGTTGAAGAAGAAGAAGATAATACTGTAGAAGATTTGTGTACTACAGTAGAAACTCCAGAAATACAAATATTAAACAATGACTGTTTAATTGAACTAAGCAAGTTGCAAGATAATAGCATAGATTGTGTCATAACAGATCCTCCATATTTTATAGATAAACTAGACAATAATTGGTCTTCATCAGAAGTTAATAATGATGTAAAAAATAGCCACATAACACATTTACCAAAAGGAATGAAATTTGACAAATCGCAAGTGAAAAATTTATATGACTATTATTTGAAATTATCACAACTTTTATTTAAAAAAATGAAACCAGGTGCATATTTCTTATCATTTTCATCTCCAAGATTATATCATGCAATTGCAATGAGCTGCGAGATTGCAGGATTTGAAATAAGAGATATGATTAATTGGACATATACACAAAGTATGCCAAAGGGCATGTCAGTAACACATGTTATTGATAAAATGGATCTAACAAAAGAAGCAAAAGCAAACTTATCAAAGGAATATCAGAATTTCAAAACACCACAAATAAGATCCTGTTTTGAACCAATTTGTGTAGCAATGAAACCAATTGGCAAATTAACTTTTATACAAAATGAGTTGAATTTCAAGACCGGTTTATTGGACTTTTCACAAAAGGTTGGTATAGATAAAGATCGCGTTCCAGCAAATATCATTACAACAGAAGAAATAAATGACAGCTATGATAAGAATTTTCTAGTTTCAAAACCAACAAAAAGTGAAAAGGGGGATAGTAATACACACATCACAGTAAAACCCTTGGCTTTAATAGAGCATCTGGTGAAATTATTTAGCAAGGAAAATGCATTGGTTGTAGATCCATTTTTAGGTAGTGGAACAACAGCAGTGGCGTGTAAAAAAACAAATAGAAGATGTATAGGAATAGAATTAAATACAGAATATTATGAGATTTGTTTAAATAGATGCAAATAATGTATCAAATAAAATTTTATAATTAATAATTTGTTCGGGTGTTAATTCAACCTCTTTTTTTTCAATCATGCTTTTTAATTTGGATGCCAATGGAAATTTTGTTAGTGTATCTATAAAGACATAATTGTCTCTATATTTACCTTGAATTGGTGGCTGCAAAACAAGATTTTCATTGGTATTATCTGTTGAGCCGGGATTTTTGTGACCTAGTTGCCATTGTTCATTAGGAACATCAATGTAGTCGGCTTTAATAGTTGACTTAATTTTATCAATTTCATTATTTTTTTCTTCTATATTTCCGTCAAATTTAAAATCCTTACGCATTTTATGCTTATTAGACAATGCATATGGATAAACAATATATAAGCGACCGCGTTCAATGCCGCTGTTAGTTTGAATTCCCCACTGAGAATGTTTGTTAAATAACTGAATGCTGTCTTTAGTAATTATATTAAATTTACTAACAAACTCATCACAAGTGGATCTATTCCAAAATGTGAATTTATTTGCTAGCATTGCAGCAAGAGCGAGACCATTTCCGGTAGTAATATTGGGTGGTTTAAGACCATTTGCCTGACAAAATTGTATAAATTCAGCAGGATACTCAGTATATAGAGTATCAATTTTTGATACATCAATTTGTGTATATACAGTTTCTTTCTGATCAGCGAAACTATGATCATCTGATTCAATAATAAATTCAATATTAGTGTTCATTTTTAATAATATAGTTTATAGATATATCTTTATCTTAGTTATATAAAAGTATTTCAATTTTTTAAATAAAATATTATTTAAAATAAAATTCATTTAAAGAAATAATAGTTATTAATATATAATCTAAATATGTATGCATATGATCAAGAACAAGAGTTCAATGAAAATTTTAGTGTGACAGATTCTATTCCCTCAAATTTATTGAAAAATAAGCAACCGCGTCCAAACAAAAGCAGATGCTATAAAATCAATCGTGTCCTAAATCAGAAATGGATTGATGGTAAGATCTACAAAACAGTTGAAATAACTCTTTATGGATCAGGAGATTATGGATCTTATATTAGAAATGCAGTAACAGGTGCTTATACAAATCATCGTGTTGGTAGTAAAGAAGAGAATTTATATTTTTGTGTAGCAAATTGTACAGGACTAGATAAAATGAATGGCCCCGTTCATCTATATTATGATACTCCATCACAATATGAACATCATCAATTTACATTAGTAGATCAAGATGTAAAAGATGCATGGATAAATAGAGTTAGTTCAATTAAAGTTTAGTATATTTTATACCCACCAACCTCGTCCCAATACTTGTAGTTTAGATCCTTTTTTGTATACATCCATTTCTCGTATTTCATACAAATTTTCAAACCAATCGTTAATAAGAACGCACAATTTATTATTATTATCATAAATTTTGCAAACTTGCATTGTTCTATTTAATTCAAGATCATATATTTCCTTTATTTTTTCACGAATTAAAATCATTGAATCAACTAATTTGGTAAAAATCTGATCACATGCTCTAACATCAGGTCTTAAATCCGCTTTAAATAAAATTTCAGATCCCCATGCTATACCTATTCCACATATTTTTTTTTGATCAAGTATTAATCCAGCAAGTTTCTTTTTTGAATTAATCCATTTACCTACTTCATTCTCTAAATCTTCTTTACTTGCAGTCATCCAATCTAATCCTAATTCTTTTATAGTATCTTCATAACAATTATATGTTAGTTTATCACCATTAACCCAACCACTATCTATTTTAATCAATTCATTAAAAGGACTGATACCCACAGTTCCATTTAAACCAAATGACCAATTTTCTTTAATATCTTTGATTATTAAATGTTTTCCAATAGAAGATGTATTATCATTAGAATAAAAAGTGTTAATTACTTTACTTAGAAACCAAACTTCAGGTCCTTCTGGCATATAGATATACTAACAAATTGTTTTTATATCTATATTTAATATCATAAAAGTTTATTCATCCAAATCACTATCTTCACCTAAATCATCATTTAAATCATCAACATTTTCCTTTGTATATTTTTCTAAATATCTATAAATGCGATTAATGTCCAATTTAGATATTTCATAATTTTCAAATAACATGTTTATTTCAACCGACTCAGGTTCATATTTATTTTTAATATCTAAAAAAAATCCGAATAGATCTTTCTTATCCATACCTAATTGCTGACACAAATTTTGTATAAAAATGGAATTATTATATTCGGTAGAATATTTTGTTAGTACCTTTGTAAATCGGACTTCAGCAGGATTAAATTTAAATTTTTTTTTGGAAAATGTATCATGATAAATTTCATTATTTTTAAAAGTTTTAATAAGTGAACTCATTTCATTAAATTGCCAAATTTGTTTTTGAAATGTGATGCGATCAATATAATCTGCAAAACACATATTATCAAGAATTTTTAAATAAAATGGAATGGAGTCTTCTTTTTTCATTTTACAAATAACATCAATAATATTTTCATGCCATAAAAGACCAACAATAGTACGATCTGTTTCATTCATAATAGTTAAATGATCATCAATAGAATAATTAGAATTAATAAGTTTTTTTGTAATCTTTCGTGTATCATCATTATATGATTTCATTAAAAATATATTCTTAATAATATTACTATTTAAACTAGTTTGTTTGTTTTTATAAAGATCATAAATAGTATTTAATTTACGCAAATCACCTTGAATAAATGTAATAATACTAGCCTTAATATTTTCATCTAACAAAGGTAAAAGAATGTTAGTTAAGTTTAACATTTGTGTTTTTGTTGGTGACTTTAATTCAATAACATTACAAACCTTCATAAGCTCTTTAATTTTTTTATCAGTGTGATAATTACCGATGCATATAATAGGATTAAGTGTAATATCTTCTTGACGCTGTTTTTTTGTTTTTTTAGGGCGAATAATTTTAATTAATGCATTAATACCACCTTTATCACCATTATTCATACCATCAATTTCATCCATAACAATAGCTAAACGCTTAATTTTTTTATGGAATAAACTCATAATATTTTTATCGGACATATTATGCTTTGTAATTGTATCAATAATAGATTTATTACGAATATCACCAGCATCATATTTAATAATATCATAATCTAATTCTTTGAGAATACTAACAACAAATGATGTTTTACCAGAACCAGGATCTCCATAAATATAGATACCTTTTTTAGTAGCCAAATTATGCTTATTTAATTCAAAATCCTTTAGAATTTCTTTAATTTTGTTAGTTTCATCTTGACGATTTAATAGATTATTAATATTCAATGTTTCCATCTTATATTTCTTATAATATTCTTTTTATGTTGATTTTTACTTAAACCAAGTTCTTGAATTAAAATATTAATTATTTCTTTGCATTTGGTGGATTGATTTTCAACGCAATATGTTTTTAAGAAATATATATAGTTTGCATAAATACAATCACGATATAAATATTTTTTAATATTGAACCATTTATTGTAATTTTCTTGCAATAATTGATTAAAAACAAAATCATGATCTTGTCTTACAATTGTTCTAATATAGTTTTCTAGTTGTTTACGACTGATATAATTCTTAAATAAATGATGATATTTCATATATAATTCCTTATTTAATGAAAATTTAGCTACTGCTGGAATATATGAACAAACAATTAGATACAATTCTTTAGGTAATTTATTTATATTTTCAAAAAATTTTGATGAATCATTAGAAAATATGGAGTTTATTTCAATCATTTTTATTTAAAAATATATAATAAATTATTTTTAGATTATAAATTGTTGAATAAAATAATCATAAAATTATTCAAAAATATTTAATAATATTTAAATACTTATTCGTCTGTATCAGTTGTAGTTGTATCAGTTGTACAAGGATTGGATACACCATATGTAATTCCATCCCATGTTAATTTACATCTTGAAGACCATTTATATTTAGCACAATCCCCACTAGAACCATTAAATGGAGCCTGATTAAAATTCATTGTTTTTTTATCATCTGCAGTTGGTATATACTGAGAACAAGTTCCTAAATGATGACTATTAAAACACATAGAACCATTACCAGATAAATCTACCCAATAATCAGGACAATTGCCAACAATAGGAGGCCATTCAGCTTCACTAGCTGAATTATTAAGAGCGACCCCAATTAATACAAGAAAAAGAATTAAAAATACTACGGCAATCATTAAAACTGCTTTTTGAAAAGACATTTCCATTATATAAATTAAACATATATTTTTTTTATGAGTGTATTATAATATGAATAGTGCTAAAAATACCGAAATACTTCCTAGTAGAAGTTCTAATGGTCGTGTTGATATTTTAAGTAAAGAAATGCCCGATATTTCTAATTTATTTGCAATGTATGATAAAATTCCTGCTAATCAATGTACAACATTCCGAGAACCTACTTTAGGTCAATGGAATGAGACAGATTTATCTAGAGCATATTTTTCGCAAAATAATATTCAAATTGTGCAAAATGGTATTCGTGCTGGTGTTTTTAAAAAATCTAATGGGCAATATATTATTGCCCCTCAAGATTGTGATTCCCTTAAAATTATAATGCGCAGTGTTTTTTTACAACATTCTGTTAATTTAGATCACGATATTCAGGGTCAAATTGAGGCATTAAACAAAATGGTATTAGATTATTGCATCCATCATGTATATTCAGAGGCACAAGGATATATGAAATATTTATATGATGTGAGCACATTAGCAGTGCCATTATCAACACCAGTGATGACATCACAAAATGATCGTCGCAATTATAAGATGCCTAAGTGGTTTTAAAACCCTATGAAATAAAATGTGAATAGTTTTTTATAAAATAATTTGTGCTTTTTATAGTAGTTTCAAATGCAGAAGTAATTATTTTTATTACATCATTAAGCATATCATTCATAGTTACTCCATTTTTATACATAACAATTTTAGGTTTGTTAGTTGTTGATGTCCAAACATAATATGTATTCCAATATACAGGATAATTATTTAAAATATCATATATTTGTTGTTGATAAACAGGATCAATTTTAAATAAATTTTCTAAAAATCCATATTTGGGAAAAAAATATATAGTATTTTCTTCTAGATCACTCCAAACAATATATCTATGATGCACATAACCAATATAATGCATTGAAATATTGATAATAGCATCTACACCTTTTGTTAGTTCAACTAATGGAGAAGGCATTTCAATATATCCATTTTTACTAGTTCTAAGAAGTTCATTTAAAAGAAAATCTGGATTTTGAATATCCTCTAATACATGACGACAATATACAAAATCAAAATGATTATCATCAAATGGAATTTTGTTAGTATCTAAATCTAAATCTATATAATTAACATTCTTTTCATTTTTACCTATAAATTTAGTTGCTAATGGAAATGGGCTAAGCCCAGGACCTATTTCTATAATGTTAGATAGATTATGTTGTTTACAAAAATTAACTAACATATTTATAATTAAATGATTAGGATACCAGT